GTAGAGCTGGCGGATAGAGTCCTTTTAGTAGGATCCCATCCAGAGAGAAAGCCTTTCGGCAATCTCCCTTTTCTGACCACGTATCGAGATTTAAACCGTCTCGGCGTGTACAAAATGTCAGACCCACGAGAAAATACATATCCTCCGATAGCCAAAGGCATCAAGAAAAACTCATTTTTGAGTTTCTTATGAATGCGCTCGGGCTCGTAGAATTTGTAACGATTCTCAACCTGTGAAGTCAAAATCCCTTGATCAGGATTCGACCACTCAGGAACGAAAAAGACTTTATGTAACAAAGAACCAAGGTAATACAGAGTTTTAGGGAGGAACATAGAATTTCGTTCACTCCACTCTAGAACTTGATTTATGGCTACATTTATTTCAGGATCTGAGGATAAGTTTCTCACATAAAAAGGCGTAACATTATAGCCTTCATAGTAGTCACCTCCACAAGATTCCCGAAACGGTCCATCACTGTAGGATTTATCGTAATTCACGATAAGTCCGGCTTGTTTTAACAGCGTCGTATACTCAAGGTATTCGGATGATTTAATTATAACATCATCTCCATACACAGCAGTTTGAGTCCAATCGATAAAAAGATTTGGACCCTTGTGCCTACAACGTAAAGCGTAAATCAGTGAAGTTAAACACAATGTCATCAATGGGAAAGTAAAACCATTTCCCATAGTAGAAATCATGTTCAATTCATGCTCAACGCCATTAATCAACGTTTTTGGACTTCTAATTTGCATTAGAAGTTTAAACCATTGATCTGGTAAAAGCAATCGAATAAGTTCGGGCGTAAACATATCAGAAGCGGACTTAAGATCGATAGTCGCAAGACTATTATCTATAGACGCCAATTTAGCTAGGATTTTGTTTTTCTCCTGCTGAGTAGATATGTCTAAACCTATACTGCTAAGAACATCAGTAATATATTGACCTGCAGCAAGCTGCAAAGCCATATTTCCCGAAGGTTCGATAGCAATTACTCGGACAGTGTCTTCGTTTTTTGGTACGGTTGTTAGCTTGGACCCCTCGTATAGATCATCCTGATCACTTTCTGCAGCATCAAATGCTGAGAAGTAGTAATTCGAACGTCTAAGTGTAGTAACCAAAGGTATCGAAGAATGAGTACACGTCATACGTTGCGAGATCTTTTCAGCGGTATGAGTACCCGTGACGCCATTACTAGCGCCAGGGCCAAACCGCCATTGATCTAACAAATATGAAACATCTAAAGGAACTTGGATATTAAGATCGGACAATTTTGAGTTGAAACGTTCGAATATTACAGTAATGTAATAACTTGCATTTGCAACAATATCATCCGGTAACTCAATACGAGTTTCAGCGACTTTTTGATTTAGTAATACAAAATCATTAAGGCACTGTTGCTCGAGTTCCGGTCTAATGTACTCTGCACGCTTACGCATGCGTGACCGCTGACGTTGGATGGAAAAAGATTTACTTCTGTCCAATTCGTCATCAGTCAATTCTGC